AACCTTTACAATGACAAGAACAGCCTGCTGTCCATAAGACAGTGCGGCAACCCGCACCATCTGCAAATGAACAAGGAGTTATATTCAAATAGTTCATCTGTGTTTAACCCTCATTTCTACTTCTTGTTTCTTTCCTTTATTAAAAGCAGTAGTGTAGTCGCCAGTAAGGTACCCTGTTACACGACGTAATCTCCTAATTTTTTCTGAACCACACTTTGGGCATTCTTTATTTAATTCATCTGTATATCCACATTCCATACACATATCATTAGGAACATTAATTGCAAAATAAGGAATGTCTTTATCCATTGCATAAACAACTATTGATTCAAGAGCATCAAGATTATTTTTAACTGTTCCTTCTAATTCAACATAAGTAATACATCCTGCTGAAGAATATCCAGTTAATTGACTTTCAATATCTATTTTTTCAAATGGACTCATTTCCTTCCATACTGGAACATGAATTGAGTTAGTAAAGAAATCATTTTCAGATACATTAGGAATTTCACCATATTTATCTTTGAATTTATCCATTGCTGTATTACATAAGTTTTCTGCAGGAGTCATATAAACTCCAAAGTTCAATTTATATTGTTTCTTAAATTCTGCACATCTATCTTTAAATAATTGTTCAATTCTTTTAGCCAATGCCATACCTTTTTCTGTTGTATGGTCTGTTCCAATTAATATCTGTAAAGTTTCTGCTAATCCTAATTGTCCAAGCGCTAATGTTCCATGTTTTAAAGCACTTCTAATTCCTTCTTCTGGAACATAGCCAGCCATTAAACCATTTTCATACATAAATTTTGCTGATTCTGGAGATTGTTTACATATCCAATTAAATCTTTCAATCAACATATCTTTAGCTTCATGTATCTTTGTATCCAATATCATCATAAATTTATCTATTGGTGACTGTGTAAAAGACATTACCTTTTCTCCATTATTATTTGTAGCATAGATTGTTTCTCTATCTTCTAAGGCTTCCATTGCTAATGTAGGCATTATAATAGTAACTGGACAAATATTTCCTCTTCCATCTTTTCGCTGTCCGAACCCGTTAATGTCAAATCCATTAGCTGTGCGGCAACCCATAGTGCTAAAGTATGTTGTTGGATCGCTCTTGGAATATCCAGAATTTCCAGACCAGTCAATATTTGCATAATTTGGATATAATCTTTGTGCCGTAGACTTGAGTGCGAGCCTGAATAAGTCATAATTCGGATCCCCCTTTCTTTTATTAATACCTTCTCCTACTTGGAATATTCCACAAGGAAAGATTGATGTTCTTCCAAATTTTCCCAATCCCGCAATTGAAGTATCAAGTAATGCTTTGATTATCATTCTACCTTCTGGAAGAGTGCAAGTTCCATAATTAATACTTGTAAAAGGAAGTTGATTACCACTTCGGCTTTGTAAAGTATTCCTTTATATTCAGTTAAGTTCGCTATTCTTAACCCGATAAAAATAAGCCATAAATTTTATCTGCTATATGTCATCATATAGAATAGACTATATCTTCATCCTCTTAGTAGAGGAGTCTACCATTTCGATTTAAGAGGTTTTCACTCACTCGCTAGAGCCCTACTCCTATTGGCGTATCTCACGCCCTATATGGATAGTCGTTCGGCATTTAATAATATATATATTTTTTTATTGGTATCTAAAATGATAACCGCCAGTTGTTTTTGCTTTTCCTTTACAAACCTTACAAATTAATGTTGCTTGTAAAGTTAATTGTCTAGCACACTCGTGAATAGAACTATATGTTGTATCAGTTTCAAAACAATATACTGGCTTTTTATCTTTCTTACTATCAATTATTTTTTGTCTTTTTTCTGATGAACAAGATCCAGTTGTTTTTCCAATCTTTGCTTTAGAAATATTTTTTTTATGCTCATCAGTAAATTTCTTTCCTAATAAAGATTGACGGATCTTTTCTTTCTTTCTCTCAGAGCATTTATGTCCAAGACAATTCTTATTTCCCATCATACTTTTAGATAATTTTTGTTTTGCCTCAAGAGACATTCTTGTCATTTCTCCACCAATAGTTAAATTATATCCATATGGAGTTAATGTATTAAATAATTTAATATAATATTGCTCTTTATTGCAAGCTTCTTCTTTTGTTAAATTAGTTTCTAAAATATTATGCTCAAAATTACTCCATCCATATTTTTGTATTGCAGCATAAAATTTTGGACTTGAAGAATAATTATTGCCATTAGTTCCCCATCTGTTTTCTACTTTTTGAGAAGTGATTCCGATATATTGCAAATGATTAATTTTATTAATATGTTGATATACGGTATACATTTTAGTACCTCCTTTCTATATTATTGTTTATATATATTATATTTAGCACAGGATTGTCTTTTTTAAGATTTTCCCTGTTTAGGTAGATAAGGTTCTTAATATTACTATTAAGCCGCCCAATTACTTAGGTTATGATACATTCCTTCAGATCCTTGATATATTTCTTTTTTAGTCATATCCATTGCATATTCATATGCTTTATCGTCTGGATAAATTCTTCTGTCATCAATTCTTGTATCTAATATAGTTTCTTTTGATTTTTCATATGGCTTTCTACTGTTAGATACATAGTATAATCCATCTTTGTAGTGTTTATAAAAGCTCTTTCTTACGTATGGAACCATCGACCAATCTAAATGTGTATATGATACTCCACCAAATTGTTGCAATGATTGTAATTGGAACACAACTGCCAATAATTGAAATGCTGTTTGCGCGCTTCCTGCCGGTCTGATATCAGTTTGACGAGTATCAAATCCTTTTGCAAGTAAATCATCAATTGGGATAGATAAACAGTTATGAGAACCAACCGCATAATTATCTAAGTCATGAATATAAATCATATTATTCTCATGATTATATTTTGACATAGGGCTTACACAATGTTCAAGAGCATATTTCTTTGTCATATATGCAGTAGCTTCTCCCATCCTTCCACCAAAAGAATGTTCATCTACATTTGCATTTTGATTCTGGACATTAGCAGCAATAAGTTTATCTTCTATTGCATCAATAAAGTCTGTCCCCATGTTTCGTGCGACTTCTTTTTTATATCTGTAACGAATAAATGCTTTTGCTGTATCATAGTAATTATCTCTAACTAACAATTGTTCAATCAAATCTTGTATATCTTCAACACCAAGCATTTTAGATGAATTATAAATGCAATCGTCAACTTCATTTGCAATATCTCCAATTGCTTCATCATCCATTTTATAACAGCTATCATTATTGTCATTAGCTGCTTTAATAGCATTGATAACTTTATTAATGTTGAATTCTACTGTTGTACCATTTCTTTTTGTAATTTTCATTTATTTATTTACCTCCTATTAAAGATACTCTATTATTTATAATTTTTAAGATAGGAAAATTATAACGAATTGTCCTGAAAGATATATTCTAAACAATTTACAAAATCTTCAGCACTATCATTATGCAAAGCTTTGAACTTAATTCCATCTAAATTAGAAAAGTCAATCTTATCTGTTCTATATCTTCTTAATATTTCTTCAATATTTGGATTTTCTTCTCTTCTTAGTTGCCTTAAAAGTCTGTTTTTATCAGAAGCAATGATATAATAAACAGTTAAATCAATATTTAGAGCATCTTGTAACATATAGACACCATCTATGTTATATACTCCAATATTGACTTTATTTTTGTCAAAACAATCTATTCCAGTACCATATATCCAATTATTAAATTCAGAACATTCATACATTTTATCTTTAAGAATTAATTTTTGCATTTCTTCATCTGTTATAAATTTATAAGATACTCCTTCAATTTCATTTTCTCGAGGAGGTCTTGTAGTATAACTAACTATACGATGTACATTATTTCCTTTTTCTATTATTTGATTCAATAATGTATCTTTTCCGCACGCAGAAGGTCCTATTAATGCTATCACTTTAATTTTATCCATTTAATTTTCACTCGCTCTCTCACTAATTATTTCTATTTCTCCATATTTATTGATATTGTTTATTTTATATAATTCATGACATTTCATATTACTATATTTCTTTGGAATAAAATCGTCTCCTCTTCTAATTCCTTTTATCATAAGCATTGTTCCTCTTTCAAACCAACTATTTTCAATTATCTTTTTCTTACCATCTGCTTGTTTTTGAGATATTCTTTTATCAAATACAGTAAAGTATTCTTTTCTAAATTTTACAGTTACAACTCCATCAACAGTTAACAATGTTATTGTAGATTTAATTTTATCTTTTGCAATACAAGTGCCGGCAATAGTTTCAATTTTATAAATAGGTATCATTGCTCCTCCACGAGGAATAAAATGAACAGGTTCTGGTTGTTCTGATAAATCAAAGAAATTAACTATACCATATTTATCATTATCAAGATTAATTAATTCATGATCATGATAGTAAAAACATACTGATTGCATTTCCCATTTAGATATGTTTCCTTCTGCATATTTTTCCCAATCTTCTTTAAATACATCTATATTTAATTTTTTTAATAGCTCATCTTTATTATCTTTAATCCATTCTCTTGCTATATCCATATTATCTTGATATACATCTTCCCATAATTTTTGAGATATCACTTCATTTCCATCAGACAATTCTACATAATTATTGTAATAATCATTATCGTGCATAAAATTAGATGTTCTTTCATCAAGTTTAAAATAACTATCATTCATTTTACATTTAGCTTTTAAATATCTTGTAACTTCATAAACACTACTAACTTTATTCATAGATTTTGGAACATAATCTCTTTTTATCAATGTGCCGAAATTTCTTAAATTTAGTTCTTTCTTTTTATCGCAAGTTAACCAAATATAAGTTGCCATAATTAATCTTCTATCACCAAAAGCATCAAATGAACCTGCTTTAATTAAAGATACCATTGGCTTCTTTGTTAATTTCGTTTTATTCAAAAAATCATAAAAATCTGTATAAGGTCTATTTTTTATTATTGTTTCAACAACATCTGTACCAATACCATTGACTGCTTGTAATCCATAAAGAATTTTATTATTATCTATATCTGGTTTAAATACTGCTAAAGATTTATTTATATCAATAAGAGATACATCAATATTCTTTTCTTTAATTGCCCCAATTGCTTTTGCCATTTTCGTATAATCAGTGGTTGCATTTTTCTTTTCTTTTATCTTGCCCGATCGGTCCGGCAAATCCTTATAGGTATAATCTTTATCTCCTTCTTCTTCATATATATCTACAATTTCTTCAGGCTCTAATATATCATTATTTAAACTTCCACTATTTACAATCAAACAAGCCGTATCCCAATATAATGGATTAAATTTTGTTGCTAATTCAATAGTTTGAATACCAACAAAACTATAAGGTAAACTATGATTAACACTAAAAGCATATCCCAAACTTGGTTTAATAGCAATATCCCAAAAATATAATGCCAAATCTGCATCTTCAAATCTACTAAATACTTGTTCTCTTAAGGCGGGTATCTTATCCATTTTTTTCTTTGCTACTATTTTTCTTGCATTATTTGCTTCACCTAAAGTAAAGTTAGCAAACTTTGCATCCATTAACATCATCATCATTAATTCTTGTGTTGGAACACATCCATATGATTTATTGCAATAATGATGAAATAATTTTCTATGTTCATCATCTATATATTTCTTTTTCATTTCATCTTCAAAAGATTGAAGTCCTTGCATTTTAATTCTATAATATCTATCTTGCATTGACTCTTGACCTTTTTCAGACATTAATCTCATCCGTACCAACTACATTTTTCAATGCCTCACTGTCTGATATGAGTTTGTGGTCTGGACTATCTCTTAACAGCGTATGCTGTTACACCTTTTCGGAAACCGTATCAATAGATTTCCTACTCCCAGTCTAACCCGGGCTAGTCTCTACAGGTTCTAATAATAATAATAATTTATTTTTTTCGTATTGGAAAAACATTGTTAAATAAGTGTGCTTGCTGTGTTTTTCCTAAATTTATTTTACTTACAGTATCTTTATGTATCCCATATTTTTGAGCGATTTTTGCCATTGATAGTATAGAGTTTTTTAATTCATCAATAATTTGTGGATACAGTAGTAATATTTGTTTTTCTCTTGATAGCTGTAAAGGATATGTCTCATTCTCTTGTCTTAGTCTTGTTCCATTGTTTATATCAGAAACATAGGAATAAGAAATATTATATTTTTC